AGACGATCCTCCACCTTGAGCTTCTTCGATAATTGTTTTGTCTATCATCTCTGGCGGCAGAGCCTCATACCCTAGCTGGGAAACGAAATAACTAGACTCTTCTTTTTCTGGAGAAGTAATTTTTGTAATCCACTCTTGATAAGTCTTATATAAGTTTTCGAATGTATAACTAGCAGAAGACAAAGCTATCATCTTGGAATTATTCACGAAAACCATTCTGTCTTCTTCTTTCATCTTGCCTTCTGCGATAAGCAAGTCTTCCATTTCACGAATATTAATACGCCTCGTCATGTCTTGCGGGGCAACAAGGAATGGCATCAATACATTTTTGATAATTTCCTCTGGGAGTAGTAAGAACTCGTCAAGCACAAGAATGTTCGCACGAAAACCACGAATCTTTTCGCCGCTTAGAGGAATAGCTCTGATTGATCCGCCATTTATATCCCATTCGTAAAGATCATTTCTTTTACTTTTAGCGCCGAAAGCTTGCATCAGTAATTCTGCACCTTTTGTTTCGGACATTTTTTCTATATTATTAAAAATAGCTCTTGCTGTACGAAAAGTAGGCCCAGCTATTAAAATTTTTGTATTAGGCTCAAAGACACACTGCAATACGCAATAAACGCTTGCTATAAAAGATTTCGAGCAACCACGACCCCAAACGCACATGTTAAAATTTCTATTAAACATTCCTTTCAAAGTAATTTCTTGATAAGGCGCTAGTTTAATGCCTGTTAGCAAATAAGTAGTAAAATATAAATTTTGACGTAGAAATTTGCAAAGAGTTATCTTGGCTTCCTTGTCTTCTAACTCTCCTTGAAGCTTTTTAAAAGTCTCATTGTAGTTTTCTGTTTTCTTTTTATATTTTGTTGTTTCGTGCCACATATCACAGTAGTTTTAAGTCGTACATTAATTGTAAGTCATATTTTTTATACTCTCCTTCACTAAAAAATATTTTTTTCATTATCCTGACAGACTCTTCTCTGCCATCTGCAAATAAGAATTGTACATTAGAATACTTTTGTATTAACTCTCTTACGTTGAAGAAAACAAACTCTGGAGTAACTTTGATTTTTTTGGATACGTAATTAAGATATTGAAAGCTTAAGCACTCTTGCAAAGGGCGCTCTACTAGTATTATAAGGTTCGCTTCTGCCGCGACTGAACGCTCTATTTCTCGGCAGAATCTCTCGTAGCCGCCGCTCATTGTGCCAATAAAATCAGATATAGATTTTCTTTCTATGTAACATTTGTTTTCTGGGTCATTAATAGCGTAGTCTCCGAATTTTAGGCCTTTAACTTCGGTAGGGTAATCTATAACTAGAGGCATTTGCTCTCTGGTATCAATATAAATACTAAAACCGTCTTTAATTTTATATTTCAGAGCTTCTTTTGGGTATTCGTATTTATTTTTAAAGCCCATCTCATCACATAGACGATAATAATCAGAGAAAAGGCTGTGATAATAAGGAACGGGAGGACTAGTAATAGAGCGGAGCTCCACTTCAGTAGGCGCATAAGCTAGTTTGTGCTTTTCTTTTCTTTGTGAGAGAAATTTTTTTAAATAATCTTTCTGGGCATCTAGGGTTTGCTCTTTCAACCACTTTTTCATTGAGACTTTATTGTTAAAGTCATTAGAGAAATAGTAGTCTTTGTTTTTGAAGTTTATTAATTCTCCAGTAAGCAAATCATACCTTGGCTCATGAGCTTGATAGTATTCTACCATTCTTAATTTGTGAGACTTAAGATGCCCATGAAAAGATTTGTCTGTTTCAAATTCTAAATTGCAAATTTTACATTTAACCATCTAGAACCTCCTCTTCTGTTAAACCAAAAATTCTAGCTTTCACGTCGTCCATAGAAGACAAACGACCAATCTCAGTTTTTAAGACTTCTCGTCTCATGTCTGCCATCTTTATCATTTCTCTCCTTGAGTCTTCGTCTTTCCACATTTGAACAAGATTAAGAATAGACGCATTTTCTTTAACAAGATTAGAAAGCCTTTCGCTTCTCTTAATTTTGAGATCATTAAGAAGCTTTTGCTGACGAGTAACGCACTGGTTATATTCTGTACGAGCAGAAGTTACTGCTTCTATTAATGGCATTGGGATTCTATTGCCAGAAGTCATTTCCATGTCGATCTGCTCTTGAAGAGTTTGTATTGTTCGTTGAATATTCGCAGAAATTACAACTTCTGTTGCTAGAATAATGTATTGATCAACTTCTTCTTGAGTCAAATCTCCCTTGTCATAAGAGTACCTTATAAAGCTGCTTTCAAATAGCTCTCTATCTTGTTGCGTTAAGTAGGTGCCGATTTGATGGAGGAACCTAAAGGTATGCAGATAAGAGATAAGAGAAGTTAAATCTTTTTTTTGCTTAAATGTCAGCTTATCTTTATCCAGCCCGTTAAGGACGAACCTGTTAACTCTTACTATAGCTCTTTCTAAATTTTTGGGTGGTTTGTATTCGCCCTGCTCGTCTTCTCTATCTGATGTATTTGATTGAATTTGCTTGGGAAGAGTGTCTAAGTACTCTTGTATGCTTCGAGCCTCAATAGAAAGATTAGTTAAGCTATAATTATTAAAAAGATCTCTTGCCAAGTCTACAGGAGTCATAGAAGATGCATTATTGGTAATGTAATCTTTTTGATCTTGAGTGAAATCAATTCTGTCCTTCGGGGTGTACTCGCTCTTGGTTTTTATTTTTATTTCTCTTGAGGCTATAAAATTTTTTACAGCTTTACCGTACTTACTGCGCCCATCAATATCAGGAACATCTGGAAAAATAATCTGGGTTAACTCTTGCAAGCTAGGAGGGTTGTCCTTGCGGCTGTTCCAAGTGTTAATTATTAAGTCTTTCTGGTCTTGCGAGAGGGTTATTTCATTCATATGTCTATTTCTCCATTAAACAAACATTCTTTAGCTTTTTTAATTATAGTTTTTTGAATATTCCGGAGTTGTTTGTTGTAAGTGGTCTTGGCTTTCTTGTCGTATTTAAAATTTAAATTTTTGCAAATATATTCTTCTGTTCTATTCTGAACATACAATAGATCATATACTTTCCACTCTATTGGTTTAAGAATTTTTTTCATTTTTTCGTGAAGACTAGCTGAAGCCTTTTCAATATCGCACTGTTCTATTGATTGATTATTTATTTCATGAGAATGATCTTCTATAGATAAAGTCATTTTCAAATCGTAAGCATTCTTTTTGGTTTTTACCCAATTGTTGTATAACGGGCAAGCCTTTTCTTGCTTCCCATAAATCTTGCATTCATTTTCGCCTACAGCAGCAACGCATTTTAAGCATGGCCGTGTGTAATTTCCGTAATTGTTTCTAATTAAGTTTTTTATTTGATTAGAGATGATCCGATTTATCCAAGGTAGTAACGGCTTATGGTCGTCATAAAGATTCCATTTTCTATATATATGGGAAATTATGATTTGCGAAACATCTTCGAAACCAATCCAGTTAAGAGCAGTGAGAGTCCATTTGTTTTTCCTCTTTGCTATCTCTGAGTTGATTATGCCAATGTAATTTTCAAACTTTAATTTATTCTTCTTCATCAATAGGTCTGCGAGAAGGATAAAATCCAGCTTCTCGCTTGAAATTCTCTAAAACTTCTTGCTTATCAACCTTTTGCCGCTTGCCGCTTGTTTCTTCTGGGCTTTCTCCATTGTGAGTTCCAATTAAGTTATTTAATTTTGAACCTTTGTTGCTTCTTATATCAATATCGAATTCTAATTTAGATATATTAGGAATTTTTTCTACTGAGATTTCCTCTTCGTCTTCTATTTGTGTAATGATTCTGGCAGGCTTAATTATTTTAGGAATATGAGAGGATGCAATTGAAAAATTTAAACCACAACCAGAGCAAAACTTTGGTTTATCAAAAGAATATTCAGTGCCATTACCGCATTTTTGACAGTAGATCTTCATATTAAAGATTATACACTATATGCCTAAAAAAAACATTAAAAGTTTTAGTTTCAAAACAGATAAGGGCGTGGAATACTCTGTTAATAAAATTAAAATTCCTGCGAAGGACAAGGCTGAGGGCCTTTGCGATTCTCCCGAGAACGAATACCCTAAAATACTCATAGAAGCATCCCTCTTGCCTAGAAGAGAGATGTCTGTGTCGATTGAGGAGTTCGCTCATGCATTTTTTTGGGACAAATCAGAAAAGAATGTTCGTAAATTTGCAGCAACTTTAACAAAGTATTTATACGCGAACGGTTGGAGGAAGACCTTTTAGTTTTTTGACTATAAATTTTACCAAATCACTTCTCTTAATGTCTTCTTCAGTAAAGTGGAAAGAGTAAAGGCCTCTTTCTCTGCTCTCTTCGTCTGAGAATATAGCCTGAAGCTTCTCGAAACCGCCAGACTTGCCATAAGCCAAGTCAGATTGGTCAGGATCTGCTAAGATAAAGCACTTACTAAATTCTCCTATTCTTGTCATTAGGGTAACTATTTCTTTTTGAGTACAGTTTTGGGCTTCATCAAGAATAATGGCCTTGCAGTTCCAACTCATGCCGCGCACGAATGACAAAGGATGGCTTTGAAGTCTGCCTTGATTGTTTAGAGATTCAATAGATGGCTTAGATAAGAGTTCGTCTAGCTTATCGGCAAAAGGTAAATTATAATACTTTAGCTTTTCATCAGCGTCCCCCGGCAAGAATCCAATTTTACTATCGCTGCTTTCTACAGGAGACCGAATATACATAATGTCACTAACTTTCTTTTCCTTAATTAGGTGAAGAGCACAGTAGATGCTTAACAAGGTTTTAGATGACCCGGCGGGGCCGCTAATGAACATCATTTTCACATCTTTACTTAAGGCTATGTTTATGAATTCTTTTTGTTTATCTGTCCAATTGAGATCTCTAATTTTCATTTCTTCTTTGAATTTATCTCTTTGAAGAATCTTTGGGGTCTTATCTTGTTTTGACATTAGTAGTATTATATATATAAAAAAGAAAAACCCCTAAGTTTTTAAACCTAGGGGTCTATTTAAGTAGTTTAAGTTATATTAGAAGGTCCAGCGCAAACCACCAGTGCCAACTAAGCCATCAAATTGCTTTAGAGCAAAATACAAGTCTCTAGTAGAAAAATCATTCTTGATATAAGCTACT